AAGAATCAGTAAAAATTATGCAAAAAATTTATCCGGAAATGAAATTTATGCTCATATTCGCTGTAATTTTTAAACCTAAATAATATTATGACTTATTGTATGAATTGTGGAAATAAATCTCACGATGATTTTCTAAAAAGAACGGAAATAGATGAAAATGGCAGAATTTACGAAATTGTCGTTTGTCAATATAATAGAATTGAAGAAAATATAGAAATAGAGGAAAATAATGAGTAAAATGCGAGAATTTAAATTTATAGATGATGAAAAAGGCGAAAAAATAATAGAATCAACTTCATTTAAGAAAGCAGTAAAATCTTTTCAAAATCAAGTTAAACAAAAAATGGTATACGTTGAATGGGTAAGTAAAAAAGGTCAGGAAATGACCAAATGGCAAATATTACCATTAGGTAGAAAAGACAAAATAGGAAGATAATGCCAGCAGTTAGTAGAAAAGGTGACGCTTTAAGTACAGGACATGCTTGTGTAGGTTCAACTATACTTGATACACCAGGACAAGGTACTTGTAGAGCAAATAGTATTCTAATTGCTAGAGTTACCGATCCAACTGTACCTCATCCAGCGCCTCCAATACCTCCTTGCCCGGATCATGTTAAAGTTGTTAACGTAGGCTCTTCAACTGTTAGAGTACATAGCTTAGCAGTAGCAAGAATTGGCGATAGTACAGACGCAGGAGCTATGACTGCAGGATCATCAAATGTTTTTAGCGGTTAATTACCAATTGTCGTATAAATATAAGCATGCCAAACTTTGATAGTAGCAATACAAACAATAGCAAAAGAGCAAATAGAATCTATAAAGACTTGGATTTGAATTTTGGTCGTAATCCTGTTACTAACGATGTAAACAAATTGACCGATGTAGAGGCTGTTAAACGAAGTGTTAGAAATTTAATACAAACTTCTCACTTTGAGAGACCTTTTCATCCAGAAATTGGCAGTGATGTTAGAAGTATGTTATTTGAACCAATGACACCTCTTACAGCGCTTAATTTACAAAGAAAGGTTAACGAAGTTCTTGATAATTTTGAGCCTAGAATTAAATTAGTACAAATTTTAGCTAGACCAGACCTTGATAGAAATAGTTATCACTTAACAATAATGTTTTATGTTATAGGTACAACAGAGCCGGTAACAATAGAAACATTTTTAGAAAGATTAAGATAATGGCAAGTAATAAACTCGTAGTATCAGATTTTGACTTTGATAACGTCAAAGCAAACTTAAAAACATTTTTACAAAATCAACCAGAATTTTCAGACTACAATTTTGAAGGATCAGGCTTTGCTGTTCTTTTAGATACGTTAGCTTACAATACACATTATCTTGGTTTCAATGCCAATATGTTTGTAAATGAATCTTATTTAGATTCTGCTGACATAAGAAAAAATATAGTCTCATTAGCAAAAGCAATCGGTTATACTCCATCATCTGTTAGAGCGCCAATGGCTGAAATTGATATTTTAGTTAACAACGCTTCAGGCTCAAGTATATTAATGAATAAAGGAACAACGTTTACAACTACAGTAGATGGAACAGGATATAACTTTCTTACTAACGAAGATATTACAATCACACCTTTAAACGGTGTTTATAAGTTTTCAAATATTAAATTATACGAAGGTACTTTAGTTACTTTCAAATATACAGTTGATAGCTCTGATTCAGATCAAAGCTTTATGATAAGAAATATAGACGCTGATACTTCTACTTTAAAAGTAACAATTCAAAACTCTGTATCAGATTCAACATTAAATACTTACACATTAGCTACAGGTTTAAGAAATTTAAATAATACATCTAAAATTTACTTCTTACAAGAAACAGATACAGGTAAATTTGAAGTTTACTTTGGTGATGGTGTTATAGGAAATAAATTAGAAGATGGTAACATAGTTATTTTAGAATATATTGTTACAAATCAAGAAGAAGCTAATGGCGCTAGTAAATTTGAATTAGGTTCTAGTATTGGAGCATTTTCAAATGTAACCATAACAACTAAATCAAATGCTCAAGGCGGATCAGACGAAGAAGAAAAAGAGTCTATTAGATTTAATGCGCCTCTACAATATACAGCACAAGATAGAGCTGTCACAGCAACAGATTACGAAACAATAGTAAGATCAATTTATCCTAATGCATTATCAGTTAGTGCGTGGGGTGGAGAAGATGATGAAACACCAGTTTATGGTGTAGTAAAAATTTCAATAAAAGCAGCTTCAGGTTCAACTTTAACCGAGGCAACAAAAGCTTCTATTGTAAAAGAATTAATACCTTATAATGTAGCGGCTGTTAGACCAGAAATTATTGATCCAGAAACAACATCAATTTTATTAACTACTACTGCTAAGTACGATAAAAAAGGTACTAGTAAATCCGATGATTCATTAAAATCAGAAATAGTTACAGCTATTACAAATTATAATAGTTCTACTTTACAAAAATTTGATGGTGTATTCAGATTTTCTAAATTAACAGGTTTAATAGATGGTGTTGATACAAGTATTTTATCAAATATAACAACTATTAAAATGAGAAAGAATTTTACACCAACTATAGCGTCTTCAACAAAATATGATATATATTTTAGAAACGCAATATGGGATCCACATGATAGTCATCCACCAGTTTTGACATCAACAGGATTTAAAGTTTCAGGTAGTAATAATGAAATGTTTTTAGATGATGATAGTAAAGGTAATATTAGAAGATATTATCTAGTAAGTGGTGTTAAAACATATGCTAACTCAACACAAGGTACTATTAATTATGAAACAGGTCAGGTAACTTTAAATTCATTAAACGTAGCTTCAATATCAAATATTAGAGGTGTTGTTTCTAATGTAATTGAATTAACTGCTACGCCAAAATCAAATGATATAGTTCCAGTTAGAAACCAAGTTGTAGAGATAGACGTTTCAAATTCAAACATAACTGTAGAGGAAGATACTTTTGTAGGCGGTTCATCCGAAGCTGGCGTAGGCTATACAACTACAACAAGTCATTAATAAACAATGGCGAAATTTGATAATAAAATTTCCAACTTAATACCGACTCAACTACCGGATTTCGTAGTTGACGATCACCCAAAATTTGTAGAGTTCTTAAAAACTTATTTTCAATTTATGGAGGCTGCCGAATTACAGGTAACTTCTATTCAAACTACAGACGGAATAACTTTAGAAAATCAAACAGGTGTTGCTAACAATTTAGTATTAGATGGTGGATCACTTGGTGCTGAACATACACAATTAGATTTAGATGATAAAATTATATTAGAAGATAGTACATATGGTAAATTTACATTTAAAGAAACTATAACAGGACAAACTTCTAAAGCAACAGCTACAGTATTAACGGAAGATTTAATTAATAATAGATTATTCATATCATCACAAGATAAATTTATAGTTGGCGAAATAGTTGTTGGTTCAATTTCTAATGCGTCAGCTGTTGTTAATTTATATAGACCTAATCCAGTTAATACTATTCAACAATTAACAAACTTTAGGGATCCTGATAAAGTTATTTCAAATTTTTTAGATAGTTTTAGGGACGAGTTCTTTCAAACTATACCAGAAAATTTAGCTTCAGGATTAAACAAAAGAAATTTAATAAAAAATATTAAATCGTTATATAAACTAAAAGGCACACAAAAAGGCCACGAATTATTTTTTAGAATATTATTTAACGATAGCTCTGAAACATTTTATCCTAGAGAAAACTTGATGAAAGTATCTGACGGTAAATGGGATACTAAAACAGTTTTAAGAGTAATAGCTACACAAGGTAATACTTCATCTTTAGTTGGAAGAAAAATTACAGGTAATACTTCTAACGCAACAGCAATAATAGAACATGTTACTAAATTTTATATTGGTGCTAATGAAGTTTCTGAAGTTACTATAAACAAAGATACTATCATAGGTACTTTTCAAGTAGATGAAGAAATACAAGGTACAGCAACTGATACAGACGATTATTATATTTTAGCAAATATTTCAGGAATACCAGGAACAAAAACAATTACTAATGACGGTAATTTATATACTACAGACGATATTATAACAGTCACAGGTGGTGGAGAACAAGCTGCTTTTCAAGTTAGTGATGTTGGTTCTGGTAAATTAACGGAAGTTATTGTTGACGCCGGGGGTTCTGGTTATGAAATTGGAGATGAATTAAGTTTTGCAAATACAGGAACATTTGGATCAGGTGCTAAAGGTGTAGTTACTGTTGTTAATGGTGCTGTAGCACATGAAGATACAGATCATGTAGTATTAGAAGATCAGACAACTTCAGGAGATCATCTTACAGGAGATAAAATTGTTTTTGAATCAGATACAGGTACAGGAGATATTACAGACGTTTACTTATATAATGGTGGTGACGGATATAAAACTTTACCAACAGTTACGGTAACATCTTCAGCTGGTGCAAATGCAAACTTATTATCTTATGGTACAGAAGTAGGAAAAGTTTTAGGAATAACAACAACAAATTTAGGTATTAAATATCAAAATTCTCCTACACCTCCAACATTATCTTTTGTACAAAATTTATTTTTGACAGGTGTTACAGGAAATTTTGCAAATGCATTAACTTTAACAGGTGCTTCTTCAGGTGCAACAGGATTAGTAACAGATTGGGATACAGATAGAAATATATTAAAAGTAAAAAATGTATCAGGTACTTTTCAATTAAATGAAACAGTAACAACTTCAGGTGCTAGTGGTACTTTAAAATATTTAGATTTAACTACAACAACTGTAAATGTCGCTGCTGTAGTAGATACAGATGGTAAATTCTTAAATGAAAAAGGATTCCTTTCAGAAAATACTATGAAAGTACAAGATAGTTTATACTATCAAGATTATTCTTATGTATTAAAAGTAGGTAACTCAATTAATTTATGGAGAGACGCATTTAAAAAAACAATGCATACTTCAGGTTTCTATTTTACAGGTCAAGTTGATTTAGAGAGTAGAATTAATATGCAAGTTAGCATAGCAGAGGCTCTTAACACAGGTACAATTGGCGAACCAATAATTTCAATGATGAAATTAATATTTTCTACTGTATTTGGTAGAAGATTAGGAACAATAGATGATGGAACAAGTTTAAGATCAGATTCATACTATGCTTCTCCAGCAGTAGTATATCCATATTTTGCTACTACAACTAGAGACGTGACTTTATCAAGAGCGCCTATAGGTGTTAGATTAAGTTTAAGAATAAGAAGAAAAGTTGGAACGAACAAAACTATAAGTCAAGGATTTGCATATTGTGGTCCTAGATTTTCTTCAATAAACAAGTGGGCTAATACAGCATATGGTGTTACTGTCAATAGAGCAGGTGGTATTAATGGTACATCTGGTATTACTTTTAATAGATTAAACGAATTAAAGGTTACTGGTACTAGATCAAGTTTAGATGGTACAACAGCTCTACTTAATATGATAAGTGGTACTAATGTAAATGAAGATGATAATGGTTTTATGTTAAAGACCAACTTCACTTTTCCAGCAGATATTACATTCCCAGGCGAAGAATCATTTAGTGGAAATACTATAAAATTTGATAGCACTAATAATGAATTTGACCAAGCAAACGTATAAATATAGGATATAAATAGAGATAGAAATGGCAAAACAAACAATATCAATCGGTTCAGCTCCAAATGACGGTACAGGTTCTACTATTAGAGCAGGTGGAGATTTAATCAACGATAACTTTAACGAAATCTATAGTACTATAGGAGACGGTACAAATTTAAGTACTGGTATTATTACAGGTAAACAAGAAGGAGCAAACTTCTCAAACTCTTTAATGATCGGTCACTCGGTGACAGGTACTTTGAGTGCAGCTCAAGAAAACGTTGCTGTTGGTAAAACATCTTTAAGAGCAATTACTTCAGGAGACGATAACGTTGCCGTGGGGTTTGCAGCTTTAGAATCAATGACCTCTAACAGTAAAAGTACAGCTGTAGGTCACTCAGCAGGTAAAGACGCAACAGGACAAAGAAATACTTTATTTGGTGCAAACGCAGGTTTAAGAGTAAATGCAGGACAACAAAACACTTTTGTAGGTTATAATGCAGGTCAAACTATAGAAACTGGATCAGGTAATGTTATTATAGGAAATGCTGCTGGTAATACTACCGGTGAAACTAGAGCAATGATAATTGCAGGATCAGATGGTTCTACTTTGACAACTTGGTTAGAAGGAGATAGTACAGGTGAGGTTGTAATATTTGGTAACCCAACAAAAAATTTAGGTATTGCAACAAAACAATATGTAGACAGTTCAATTTTAACTGCTGTATCCGCTGAAGACCAAATATCAGAAATGAACGATGTCACTTTGACAAGTATTGCAAGTGGCGATATTTTACAGTGGAACGGTAGTGCTTTTGTTAATATAGCTTTAGGTACAATAGGTACTATGGCTGCTCAAAATGCTAATGCAGTTGCAATAACTGGTGGTTCTATCACTATGGCTAATCTATCTAATGCGTCAACTCTACTAGTAAAAAATTCTAGTGGCGTTACACAAAAAACAATTATTGGAACAACATCATAGAAAGTATTATAAATAGGAATAACAATTATGCCAGCGATTATAACAACAAAATTCAGAATTAATAACAGTGAACAGTTTCACGAATCTTTCACGGAAGCTTCGCCAAACGTTTACTACCTAGGACTTGGAAGACCTCAACCTTGGGGTACTTTAACAAGAGCTGATTCTCGTACAGATTACGAAGGAACAGACGCAGCTCCAATAACTCCAGGCGACAGTGTCGTTGCAGAGTTCAATACCTACGATGATTTATTAGCAGCTAAGAAAATTACAACTTCGGATATTTCTTTTGCTATACCAAGAAGAAATTGGGCAACAGGAACAACATACGATATTTACAGACACGACTATGGCGAATACTTAACAGGTAGTGTATCTACAAGAGTTACTGCTAATAGTGGTGCAACAATTTTACATGACGCTAATTTCTATGTATTAACTACAGACAGAAATGTTTATAAGTGCATAGACAACGATGGTAACACAGCTTCAACTGTAGAACCTACAGGAACATCAACAACTGTTATAACAACTGCTGACGGATATAAATGGAAATACATGTTCACTATGTCAGCTTCTCAACAATCAAATTTTTTATCAACAGACTTTATGGGAGTATCAACTAACTCAACTGTTAGTGCAGCTGCTATAGACGGATCAATTGATTGTATAAAAATTAAAGCAAGTGGTTCAGGTGGAGCAAACGGTACACATTCAGTTACTATTAAAGGTGACGGATCAAGTGCAACTGCTAACGTTTTAGTTTCAGGTGGTATTATTACTTCTGTAACTATGACTAACGTTGGATCAGGTTACACTTTTGGTACAGTTTCAAATACAGAAATTGTAGCCGCTGGTGCAACAGGTTTAACAGGTGCTGAATTAGATGTTATTATCTCACCAAATGGTGGTAATGGATTTAATGCAGTAGAAGAATTAGGTGGTTTCTTTGTAATGCTAAATATAAATTTAGAAGGAACAGAATCAGCAAACTCTGGAGATTTCCATGCTGGTAATGATTTCAGAAAAATCACTTTAATAAGAGACCCAGCAGCTGGTGGTTCAG